TACACGATTTTGTTAAGAAAACTAAAAAATAATTATTCTTCTCCATACCATTCTTCCATTAATCTATCAACTTCTGCTGCACATTCTCCACACCTCCAACCTTCATATTCATCTGTATAAACTGCATATCTATTAAAACCTCTACCACTTCCAAGATGGCAAAATTTACCACAATCTACACAAATTCCAGAATCAAATAAATTTTTCATAAAATTGGTTCTCCTTTTTGTGTTATTTCAACTGCGTAATCTATCTTTGGTGTATGTGGAATAGTGTCATCTATTCTTGCTTCAACAAAACCATCATCTTCAATTACTTTCTGACGGATTAAAGCTTTAGCTTCATCTTGGTCTTTAGCTTCAATGTGATAGTAGTTTGTATAAGAGTGAGTAACTCTAACTTCAAATTTAGTCATAATCCATCATGCCATTTAGTACCAAAACTACTTTTCATTTCATCATCAGTAGGTTCATAATCTAGATAAGGTGTTTTAGTTTCATATAAATCTTTATTATGATCCCACCAAAGATCGATAATATATTTTTGATCCCCAAAAAAATAACCTCTATCTGACTCTCTACATTCTTCAATATAGAACTCTATAAAAGGTTCATAATAATCTGGATTTAGATTATTATCTTTAGCTATTTCTTTAGCTGCATCAGAACAATGCTCTTCAAATTGTTCATTGACATAAAGAGCTTCTTTTTCTTCCATAACTTGATCTGGTAATGGGTTATCAATCATTTTTATTCTCCCCTAAATGTTTCTTCACACCAATGTTCTCCTTTTTTAAGAACACCTAGAATTTGCATTACTTCGTCAAAGCATTGCATACCAGAATATGAGAATCTGTGATTAATGTAATCGAATCCCATTAATTCAAGGTTTTTAATGACCTTATCCATTTTTGATTGGTCATTTTTGTGAACTCTAATAGTCATAATTTTCGTTACCGAATTTTCGTATTTGGAAAGTACTGGACTTACTTAATTAATTAATGCCAGTAAATTATTCAACCTTTTTTAGATAATTATTGTGTAATCTATCTTGTAATTTATATATCTCATCTAATAATTCTGGATCTTCACTTTGTTTACTTTCAAAATTCTTTAATTGCTTTTCATATCTAGAATAAGTCCAGTAATACATATCAATTTTAGCTTTTCTTTTATGATCATAAAGACTTAAAACTTTCTCTTTATTTTCTTTCTCCCATTCCTTGATATCTTGCTGTTCCATGATATCTTTCCACCATTCGTAAGGTGTTGAAGGATGTACTAAACCTTTAAATTCTTCTTTAATTTTATTCATAATATAATCTTTAGGTTTACCTTCTCTTACTAACTCTTTAATCCTTTCAACTATCTCTTCTTTATGAGGATTATTTTTTGTCATGTATCAATTCTCCTACTAGTAATTTGTATCTCTCTTACTAAATATCTAACTGATTCTTCATAATCTATTTCATTACCTTTTTGAGGTAAAAAGAAAGTAGCATCCCTTTCTGCTAACTCACATAATACCGAAAGAATATTCAATAATATTCTTACTTTTTTTTCATTATTCATTGTTACCTCCATAACTTTTTATTTTGTATATACCAAACAATATTTTTTAACTTAGCTATCTCTTCTTTTGTTAGTTTTATATTTAAACTACCCACAGAATCTGGTAAATCATTATTCCAGACAAGTAAATTAAGTGCTGAATTTTGCACTTTTTTATAAATTTGCTTTTTATTTTTAATATCCATTAATTTTTATCCTCAAAAAAAGTTAAACAATTTTCTAATGTAATATCATCTAATCTTTTGATCACATTATCTTTATATAAATCTCCAGAGCTTGCCAAGTGATTAATTAATCTGATAATTACTACTTGATGCTCTGGTAGTAATTCTGAAATTCTGCAAGGAATTTTTATAGTGTGTTCATTCATAGTTTTTTATATAGGAATGTAATAAGTATGATATCATAAATATAGTTTATGTACATACATTCATGTCGAGAGTTAAACAATTCATTTATGATCATTCAGAATTTAGTCAATCTGACATTCAAGCATTCATTCATTCAACCCATTCAAGCCAAAAACAAAAATTCCAGGATTTTGATTTTTTATTTAAATTTTTGATTTTTTACTTTTTAAAAATTAAATAAATTATTTAATTTTTTTAAGAATTTTTAAAACTTGATTCAATTGCTTTTTATCAAGTTTTTTTATTTGATCTAAATTAATAGATTTTTGAAATAAATTGTTAATGTGATTATTCATTTTTTTAAATTTTTAAAGTATCCCTTTTTTTGAGTTCCGTGGATCAATAACGCAAAAGGCTCAGATTTAAAACAGTGTGAATCATCTTTATCTATTTCATACGGCTTGCCTATATGTTCAATACCTTTTTTAATTGCTTCCGCTTCGCTATTAACTACAATTGCATATCTTTTAAAATATCCTTTATGGATTAAGTCATCACGCAAGCCACCCATTGAAGCAGTTAAAAAGAAATTTTCAGGTATTGATACATTAGTCCCGAATAAATGTAAGCTTTTAGAATAACAATAAAATTTCATTAATGGATTAAGTCTAGCTACTGCAAACCAGCATCTTAGATATTCGCCATTAAAAAAGTCTCCACTAGAGTGAATTCTAACCTTATCTATGTTTTTAGTTATATGCTTTTGAATTGAAGCATTAATTAATTCATAAGTTTTATAAAATCCATCTTCACTATTTAAAGTTTTTAAAATTAAATCAAGATTATATTTTCTAGCTTTATAAACGTTAGGATATTGATTTTCTTGGCTTGCTGCATAACATCGAAAAATATTATTTTCGCCATCTTTTAAACTAGTCTTGCCGTTAGCATTCATAACAACATAAGACTTGCATTCATTAGCCATAGGGCAAGTTTTACCAGCTAGTAAATCAAAAATTAAAGTGTTTTTTAATTTTTTATTCCCTTTTGACATTTTTAAAAGTTCATTCATGATCTTTTTAAATAGTTTGGAAGGTTAAAAAAGTATTTGAAAAAATACTTTTATTTAAGGATCTGTTTTAATGATCCTTAAATGAAAGTATTAATTTTTTAAATCTTTTATTTTTATATTTGTTATTTTTCGTTGTTGATCATATCGAACATTAAAAGAGCTTATATTAAGCTCTTTAAATTGTGGCTTATTAATGTATTGTCCAGTATGAGACACAAGAAAATCTTTTAAGCCGTTTAAATCATTTAAGATTGCTTTCTTGCTTTTGTAGTCTCTACCATATGCAGGTAATAAAGTTAAATACATTTGGTTAACTCCTGATTCGATAAAATGTAAGATTTTAATTCAATTAAAGTATGTAGCTCTCTAGTTGATGTTGAAATAGCTTTTTTGTTCTCTTCTAATTCGTGATTAGTTCGACATTCGGGAAGGTAGTTTTGACAGTAGCCGATATTCTCACGCAAATAGAAAACCCTATCATCAATAAGGTTTTCTATAATTTTTATTTGATTGTTGTTAAAGTTCATTTTTAATAATCCTCAGGGAACATAATGCAAGTGTTGTTATAATCCATTTTTGTATAATTTTGTAAGTCCATTTTATCCTCTGTTAATCCATAACCAACTGTCATAATCCATATTTTACGCCCAGTCGATAAAAGATAAACGCCTAATAAACTACCACCATTTTTTTCTTTTATTGTGCGGTTATTAGTTTTTATTGAGTCACTCTCAACTATCCCCCAATCTCCCTTTAAAAATTTATTTTGAAAAATTTGTACAATTACTTCATCAATTAATGAAGGATTCAAGCCTATATAATTTGTTAATGCACTTGAATAAGTGACGTAACCAAAATTAGATTCGTTTAATTCTTTTGTTGGTGTTGTGGTCATAGTAAATAAATAATATGTTTACATTAATATGATATCAATTAATAGTTTATATTGAAAGTATTATTTAAAACATTCAATAAAAAAACATTCAAAAATTGCATTCAATTTTTACATTCAAAAAATTCATTCAAAATATTATTACTTACTATTAGTCAATTTTTTTTAAAATTTTTTTTATTTTTTTTTATTTTTTTTTAGTCCAGGAATATTTCTCAATAAAAAAAATTATTGAGAATAGGTTATCAAAAAAATACCCGCTATTTTTAGCGGGTAATTTCTTATTTCATTTTTTGTTAATTCTCCAATAGTCAATGTGTACGGCTATTGAATAACCAACTTGATAAAGTGCATATGCACCACCAAATAAAATTAATAACTCCATTTTAAAGTGATAAAGTTTTTTGTGATTCGTATTTTAAAAGAATTTCTTTTTTTAATTCTCTAAATGTTTCTATGTGCTGTAAGTCCTCGATATTTTCGAGAACTTCAGCAACTTCTGCATCAGATAAATTAAGAAATAATTTAAGTCTTAAATTGTTTAGTTGTTGAGACATTTTTTTAAAGGAAGGTTTAAGGATTTTTGAACTTCTAAGCATCTTTTGAAAGTTGCTAGTTGATAATCTGAATTTTTAGAGTTTTGAATATCTACATAAGAATTAGTAAATATTAAAATTAAAAATCCAATACCGTAAAAAAATAAATTATACTTCATTTTTTTTAGTCCTCAAAAACTTGTATGAATTCGAAACCTGCATTTTTTAGATTTCGTATATGTCTAGGTAATAGAGTTAATGTATTAGTTAACCCTAAAATCCAAAAGTCAACTTCATTTTTTAAATAAATGTTTTCGTTACCGTAAACATTTTTTTTATAAAATTGAATTTCTTTTTTGATAGTCATAATTTTTGGAAGGTAAAAAGGAAGGAAACAAAAGGAGTAAAAATTTTACTCCTGATGCAATTTTAAACGTTAGACCAAACCTCAAAATATTCTTTTGAAGTCTCATCTACATAAGGCATTCTCTCGAATCCATAATGATAATACTTAACTCCAGAGAGTGCATCACGCATAGCGTGTAAGTATGCCGCAGTTTGATCATTATATAAATATCTACATAGGTTATATCCTATATAGACTCCATTTGGAAAAAACATAGAATCCTTATTCTCAACTTTTTTTAATCCAACATCTAACCCGTTAGGATAATGTTTTTTTATAAATGAATTAACACAATCTAATTTGTTTTTAGATTTCATTAGTTCATCATGTAAAAGTTGCAATAGTTCGGGATAATCCGACCTATCAAAATCTGATTTTGACATAGTAAGGAAGGTTAAATTGTCTAGTTTCTATTTTTAGATTTCCTTTTGTGTTTACCTGATAAACAAATTTTTAAACTTGATTCTCTGGTAATGGATTTCTAAAAATGTTAGGCTCAAAAATTGGCAATAGTACATGCCCATTTTTTAAGCTAATAGCACAATAGCATCTATTTGATATTAAAGTCAAGTTTATTACAAATATTACAAAGTCCTCTGAGGATCGATTTTGAGAGGCCAAAATTCTCAAGGTACTATTACACCTAAATGATATTACAGTGCTATTAGAGAGGCACACAGGCCAATTTGAGGGCATATGGGGTGCAGTTGCAAAAAAATTTTTTTCTAGGGCCAGGCGAGGAACTTAAATATATATCTGAAATCTTCGTTACTTAGACTCAACTTTAATTGAAAGCTCTGGAGCTTGAATGTTTACAGTTTCAACGGATTCACCTATAACTTTGCCTAGAGAGTCTAGGATCTGTGCTGCTGTTTGTAATTGACCTTTTGAAATGGCTTTGTTGAAAAGACGTACTCTCATTGCTTGTAGGCGAGGTAACATATTTTCTCTATCTTTATCCCAATCTTCGGTATTCCAATGTTTTACTCTACCCCAATCTTCCCAAGCAGTTGTTATTGATATTTGTTCAATTTTTGAATGTTCAATTACTAGTTGTCTAGTTGTTTTGCCATCAAGTTGGCGTGAATATAAACGTTGAGCACGTTCTTGAACTTTTTCTGCTGTTGATCGAGCAACAAATCTAGGTCTGCGAGTTTTGTTCGCTTGAGCTACTGGAGGTGTAATATCGTTTGGAAAAGTAGAAGAAGCCACGGACTTGATCTGAGAGGGGTTAATAATCGAATAATAACCTAAAAATAGTGAAGTAGGCTATAAATAGGGGGTATAAGTAGAAAATTATGTTATTTTTTGGTTTATGGCAGTAAAAAACAGACCAGAAATCAGTTTAAGGTACGCACAAGGGGAGGTATTTAATTGTGATAAAAGATTTCGGGTGTTGGTTGCAGGAAGAAGGTTTGGTAAATCATATTTATCCTGTATCGAATTGCTTAGAGGAGCAATCAATCGACCTGGGGAGACTTATTTTTATTGTGCTCCTACTTATAGGATGGCAAAGGATATTGCGTGGAAAGAATTAAAGAAATTAGTGCCGAAGGTATGGGTTCAGAGCAAAAATGAAACAGATTTAAGGTTGGAATTAATAAATGGATCAACTATTGAGTTGAAGGGAACAGAAAATGCTATGGCATTGAGAGGAAGAAGCCTAGCAGGGGTTGTATTAGACGAAGCAGCCTTTATGGATCGAGATGTATGGGCAGAGGTAATTAGACCTGCTCTAGCCGATAAACAGGGGTGGGCATTGTTTATTAGTACACCTGATGGAACTGCCAGTTGGTTTTATGATATGTGGTGTTTTTGTGGTGAACAGGAGTGGGATGATTGGAAAAGATGGAGTTTTACTACGATTGAAGGTGGTAATGTTGCTCCAGAAGAAGTAGAAGCTGCTAGGTCACAATTAGATGCAAGGACATTTAGACAGGAATTTGAGGCTAGTTTTGAGAATCTTACTGGTTTAGTTGCTGTTAGCTTTTCTGATGACAATATTGATAAGGAAGTAGAAGATTTACATATGCTACCTTTGTTATTGGGCTTGGATTTTAACGTTGACCCTATGGCAGGGATCTGTGCGTATAAGCATGGCAATAATTTATATGTTTTTGATGAGATCATGCTGACAGGAGGTGCTACCACCTGGGATTTTGCTGAAGAAGTTACAAGAAGGTACGGGATAGATAGAAGAATTATTGCTTGTCCTGATCCAACGGGTAGTGCAAGAAAGACCAGTGGAGTTGGAGTAACAGACCATAATATCCTTAGACGTAGTGGTTTTACTGTTATGAGTCCAAAATCTCCCTGGAAAATAAGAGATAAGATTACTGCTGTTAATACTGCTTTACTTGATGCAAATGGAGATCAAAGAACTTTTATTCATCCTCGTTGTAAAGAATTAATAAAAGCACTTAGAACTTTGACTTATGCACCGAATACTGGTTTACCAAATAAAAATCTGGGAGTTGACCATGCTTTTGACGCTTTTGGTTATCTTTGTCTACAACAATTCAATCTTGCAAAACCAGAGACACTAGGGCAAACTTCGTTTAGAATATA